TCAATTTACGGGCTTGTCAGTTTTCGAGGTCGCGCGAACAGGAACCGGCAGCTGGCAGACATCGAGATAATCCGGTCGGAAATGAAAGAAAGCTTCCGGCCGGTTGCGCCGCGCCTCGGCGTATTCGGCGAAGATAGGCCGCGCACTGTCCAGAATTTCGAAGGTCTCGCGCTCCGCGGGCGGCATGTCCGCCGCGACGCGGATGGAGACGATCTTCTCGCCGATGTCGTCGGTCTTTTCCTGCGGCGGCTCAACCCGGCGCAGCGCCTGCAGATGCTGCATGCCCGCGATCACCCGTCCGAACACGGACATGTTGCGATCGAGATAGCGTTGCGGCTGCAAGGCCACATAAAACTCGGTCGAGGCCGTGTCGCGCCCGTCTTCCCGGCCGAAGGCGAAGGCGCCCGCGCAATGAAGGTGCCAGGCGGCGCCGCTTCCCGCGTCGAACCCCGCGGGCAGGCTGGCGACGAAGCCTGCCGCCGGCGCGAAACCGTCGACATCCTTCAGCGCATTAAACGAATAGCCCTTGGCGAGCGGACCTTCAAATTCGGCCGTCAGGATCCTCTTCGACGTTTTTGTTTTCTTCTCACCGAACGGATCGCCGCCCTGTGCGACGAAACCGTCGATCACGCGGTAAAAGGAGAGCCCATCGTAAAAGCCCTCTCGGGCGAGTTTTTTCACCTGCGCGACATGCTTCGGCGCGAGCGCCGGCGACAGGGCGACATAGACCCGGCCGCGCTCGAGCTCGATGACAAGCATTTCTTCGGCGGGAATTTCCCGCCAATCCTCGGGCGCCGACTCCGCGAGGATTTCGGCCCCTGATTTCTTCCCTTCAAGCGGACCTGCGAAGGCTGACGCCGCCGACAAGGCGCCGCATACGGACAAGATCGCCGATCTCATGCCTCATCCTCTTCCACGATAGGGCGAAACGCCGGTGTCGGGAATCCACAGCCCCTTCGGCGGCTCGCCGGTCTGATAGAAAACGTCGATCGGAATGCCGCCGCGAGGATACCAATAGCCGGCGATGCGCAACCAGTGAGGGCGCGCCGCGGCGACGATGCGCCTCGCGATGGTCACCGTGCAGTCCTCATGAAAAGCACCGTGATTGCGGAATGAGGCGAGAAAGAGCTTTAAGGACTTCGACTCGATGAGCTTCCGCGCCGGCGCATAGTCAATGACGAGATGGGCGAAATCGGGCTGGCCGGTCACGGGGCAGAGCGAGGTGAACTCCGGGGCCGTGAAACGGGCGAGATAAAGCGTGTCGCCTTGGGGGTTCGGCACGGTCTCAAGCACCGCAGCCGCCGGCGAGGCGGGCGTGTCAGTTACGCGGCCGAGCTGGCGCAATGACGGCGTCGCGCCGCCTTTCGCCGCCGTCAGCCGCCTTGCGGATTTTCCGCCCTGCCTGCTCGTTCGTTCCGACGTCATCGCCGCCCGCTCTTGGAAAACGCCAGAGAGGTATCGGCGCCCGCCGCACCCGTAAAGCAACCGATGGCGTCGCGCTTCCGATGCCCGCCCCGGGGCCCGCAACCCGGGCGCAGAAGCGGTGGACAAGCCGCCAGCCCTTTCCTATAAGCCGCGCTCCGCCAGCTGGGCCCTCCAAGGTCCCCGACGGCGCGCCCAGGTAGCTCAGTTGGTAGAGCAGCGGACTGAAAATCCGCGTGTCGGTGGTTCAATTCCGCCCCTGGGCACCAGCCATCTCTTTGCCTCCTTTTTGGTCAAAGACTTAGGTGACGGAATCGTCCCTCCATAAACCGGTTCGCGTTCTGGTGGGACATTTTCGGCGGAAAAATTTTCGCCGGCGTATTTCGCCATAGCGTTGTCAGCGAGGATCGCTTCATTTCTCGCCTTCGCGTAACGCTCGACTTCCTTGACGGTTCGATGGCCCGTAATGGCCATGATTTCGAGGGTCGAGCATCCGGCCTCCGCCAGGCGAATGACGGTCGCCTTTCGGAGCCCATGGGCCGAGCATTCGTCGAGCCCCGCAGCGTCGCACCATTTGCGCATACGGTTGCCAAACGAGTTCGACGACGAAAACGGGCGACCGAGCTCCGATTGCAGAAAAACGAGATTGCCGGTCGGCGTCGCTTCGATCGACGCCGCAAGCGCAGGATGGATCGGGATGCTGAGGTCCCTGCCGGTCTTTTCCTGTTTGAAATTGAGGCGCCCGTCGCGGACATGCTGCGGGCCAAGCTTCACCACATCGCCGCGCCGCTGGCCCGTGTAGATCATGAGATCGAAGGCGAGGCGCGCCATCGTCCCGATCGGGTGCGCCGCCTCATAGCGTTCGATTTCCTCCGGCGTCCAGGCATGGAAGCCGTCGCTTCCTTTCAGGGGTCTTTGATACTCGACAAGCTTAGCCGGGTTTGCAGGGACGATCTCGTTTTTCATGCCGAAATCATAGACCGCGCGCAAATCCTTGATGATGAGGTTCGCGGCGTGCAGCCGGTCGGCTTTCTTGTCGGCGAGCGCCCGGACGTGGCGCGCCTCCAGGAGGCGCGCCGGCTTTGTTCCGTGTTCGTCGTAAATGCCTTCGAGCCGCATGCGGCGGACATAGCGTGTTCGCGGCGCAAGCCGCTTGAAGTCTCGCGACGAAAAATACTTCACGCACAATTCGCGGAAGGAGCCGCGCGGCGCGCCCTTGTCATCCGGCTTTGCCTTCGCTTTTCGGCTGACCGGACGCGCGGCGCGCGCGGCCTGATAGTCCGTCCAGAAATCATCGGAAAAGAGCGGCCCGCGAAGGCGGATCTTCGGCTTGCCAGGAACGCGGTAATAGATCCGCTCGTTCCCGTGGCGGTCGATATCGATCGCGACATAGCGCGGCCGTTTCACGCGGTTATCACGTCCCATGGATTAACTTCTTCGCTTGCGCCGCCCGGCCCCGGCAAGGCGTCGAACGCCGCATCGAGCGCGAAGCGGTCCCAGACCAGGCGGGAATCGATACGCTTCGGCTTCGGCATACGGCCGTCGCGGACCATTTCGTCGAATTTCGTTGCGCCGACGCCGACATAATCAGCCGCCAGCGCGCGTGAGAGACCGCGCGGAAGGGTTCCAGCCGGCAGGGCAAGCCCCTTGCCCATTAGGGTTGCCCTTCGGGTCCCGCCGGCGGCGCGGGGTCATCTGCGCCTGGCCTTGGGTTCCAGCCTTCGACTTCGCGGATTTCGTTCGGCGTCAGGATGCGGTTGCGGACGGCGATTTCGTGCGCCTTCCAGCGCGCTTCGGCGTCGCCGCGGAGGAAGCCGGACAGGTCGATTTCGAGGACATGATCGCCGGCGCTGGCGCCGGAGAATACAGCGCGCCGGAAGGCATCCTCGATTTTCCGAATCCATGGCGCGAGCGTGAATTGCGCGAACCAGCGGCCCGCCGTTTCCGAGTTCGTAAAAGAGGAATGATCCCAGATGCCGACGATCGGCGGGGGCACCTGGAATAGCCGCGCGATTTCCTCGGTCGAGAAGCGCCGCGCGGCGAGGAGCTCGGCGTCTTCGGGCGAGATGGTGATCGGCGAGAATTTGAGGCCGTGCGTCAGCATCAGGACTTCGCCAGCGTTCCGGACGCCGCGCCAGCCTTCGCGGATCGCGTCGCGGACGGCCGCGCCCTGTTCCGGCGTCAGTGTGAGTTCGGTCGAAACGACGCCAGAAGGCGTTGCGCGGTTGTCGTAAAGCGTCTCGGAAAACGCGCCCATGGTTAGGCCGAGGCGGATCGCGCCGGCGCAGCGCGAGAGGCGCGAGCGGCCGACAAGGCCGTCATCCGTCCGGTCCCTTAGGTGAATGACTTCGCCGTCGAGCAAGCGGCGCACCCGCCCCGTGCCGCCATAAAGCGCGTTGATATCCGATACGTCATAAACGAGCCGGCCGCCGGCGAGGAGCCGCACGGTCACGCTCGGCCACGGTATCGGCCGCAGCTCGACAACGCGCCCCGACCGGTCGGCGACTATTTCGGCGAGCGCGTTCCCGTGAAGCAGCGCCGATGCGACCAGCCATTCGGCGAAGTCAGGCCAGCTTTGATGTTCGTTCGCGCCGCGACGGATAAGACGCGCGACAGGGTGCGCATCGTCGATTTCGCGGCCTTCTGGCGTCAGCCGGTAGACGAAAGCCGGAAGGCTCGCGATGCCTTGCGCAATCGCTGAGACGCACGCCGCGACGGTCGCGGCGTTCTCGGCGAGGCGCGGCGTCAGCGCCGGCTGCGCGCCTCCTTTAAGCGCGGTCCAGTCGGCCGCGCCGCCGGCGAGTGCGGCCCATGACGGTTCGATCCGCGCGCGTTGTTCGGTCTTCGGATCGAAGCGGTCGGCGATGCGGCGCAAGAGGCCCATTATCGCACCGTTTCCAGATAGCGGCGAAGGGCGTCGAGGCGCGGGGTCCGGACCGATGATGCTAACCGGCCCCGCGCCTCGACCTCGGTCCCGGCATAGGCGGGCCAGGACGAGACGATCGAGATTTCGAGAAGTCGCGCGCGGCGAATGATGCGGATATCGTTCTCGCTCGCCTCATCCTCGACAATGAAGCCGATCGAAGCGCCGCCAAGATCGCCGCGCGCGGCGAGCGCGAGCGCGTCGCGCCCGGCGCCCGTATCCGGGGCGTCGATTTCGAACGCGAGGCCTTCGGCGCGATCGTCGAGCCGGAGCGTCCCTGATTTCGTGCGGCCAAGGACTTTTTCGGGATTGTGATCGAGGAGGGCGAGCACGTCGGCCCTGCCCTCCCCGATCGAGCCCGCGAACGCATTTTGAGCGATGCGCTCGCGGAACGGTCCGATATCAGCGACCACGCCATAGCGCGCGGCGAAGCCGACAAGGCGGCGAGGCCTTCCGCCTGGATCGGCCCGGAGCTCGCCGCGGCGCTTTTCAATCGTCGCCGTCATCGGAACGCCTTTACGCCGCCGGGAAATCGATCGAGGCGGCAAAGCTTTCGACATGGCGGACGGCGATATCGGCCGTCAGCATGCCCCGCACCGAGACGTTGCCTTTCGCATAGGCCGTCGCCTCATACGGATTGACGAGGAGGTCGAAGGCCGACCAGTAGCCGATGAGAAGGCCCGACCACTGACCGAAGATGATCGCGGTCGCGTCGGGCGTCGGTGCCGTATCGATCGGGACAAGCGTCGAGCGAACGGCGGGATAGCCGGCGAGCTCGTCCGGCGTCTCCATGATGAAGCGCGAATCGGTCGAGGCGACGCGCACGGTTTCGCGTAAGCGTTTCGCGGCGAGCGGGCGCATCACGAAGCCCGTGCCCATCGAATTGGCTTCCTCGACAATGTTGATGAGATCGAGCACGTCGCCCCATGTTGGGCCGCCGGCCATGCTTACGCTTGTGTCAAGGCCCGCCTGGCTGAGCACGCCGGCGGGCTGATTGGCGCCGCCGCCCTTGATCGCGGCGGCGTCGAGCGCGCGGGCGAGAATTTCGGCGAAATCAGCGCGGATCAATTGCTCGATATCCGGCGTCGATTGCAGCAGCATGTTGCGCGAAAATTCGGTGATGGCGCCGACATGTTTCGGCGCCATGGTCACCTGCGAAAATTGATGATCGGAGGGCGTGATTGCCGCGTTTTCCGCAACCCAGCCAGTCGCGGCGCTCGCCTTCAGCTTCGGGATTTCGACATTGCCGACAAGGCCCGAAAGGACTGTCGCGCCGAGCCGTTGCGTCACGAGCTGCGCACGCAGGATATCGATGAATTGATCGCCGCGAAAATCCGACGCGATGATGTTCGCGCCTGGCCCGCCGGCCGGCGCGGCGGTTGTTATGACGCGTTTTTCAAAGACGTTCATCGGCACGGCGACGCCCTGAAAACGGCCGCCGGACCGGCGTTGCAGCTCGGCCGAGATTTCGCGCTCGCGACCCGCATCGACGGCAAGGCCCGCCGCGCCGGCAATTGCGCGCGTCAGGGAGAAGGCGCGGCACTCCCGGTCGAAATCGGCTTCGCGCGTCTCGCCGACCGGCTCGCCGCTCGCGCGGCGGTCGGCTTCATCGATGAGCTTCTGGCGATCGATCGCGGCTTCAGTTGATTCCAGATCGGCGCGAAGGCTCGCGAATTTAGCCGACTGGTCGGCCGAAAGGTCGCCGCCGTCGCCGGCGGGCGCGTCATTCAGGGCGCGCATCTCGGCGGCGATGCGGGCGCGTTTTTCGAGGAGGACGCGGAGTTTCATTGGAGCGTTTTCCTTTCGGGGGTTTGAGCTTGGAGAAGGGCCGCTTCGGCGGGCGTTGCTTCGATGATCGCGGCGAAAGAGCGGCCAGCGGCACGCGCCAGAAACCCGGCGGCGCTGGCGTCGAAATCGATCGTGATGAGAAGGCCGGAAGCGCGCGATTGCGCGAAGTACGCGCGCCCGGCCTCCAAAGAGGGAGCGGCGAGCGTCGTCTCTCCGTTGTGGAAGCCGTAGGCGAGTTCGGGCGGCGGCGGCGTCTGGCCGAGCGCGCGAAGCGCAAGCGCGGCGCGTTCATCGGCCGGCACGTCAAGCGAATCGTCGCGCCAGGCGCGGGCGTCGCGGAGCACGCGCCAAAGGACCAGCGGCGCGAATTTCGCCGCGACGGGCGCCGCGACGCCCGGCCCGCCCATCATGCCGGCAAGGTCTTTCAGGAGCGCGTAGGCGACAAGATCGCCGACATGCTTCGCCCGGCCGCGGCCGGGCATATCGACGAAGCCCTTGCGCCGCCAACTACGGATCGTCTCAGAGGGAAGGCCTGTCAGCGCGACGATATCCGACGCGCCGAAGGCGACGAGTTCCAGGGCGACGGCATGCGATTCGGTTTCCATGGCGCGGATTGGTAATCCGGCCGGGTCGTCCGAATCTCACACTTTTCAACAGAAAACCTAAATCACTCGCCTTCGCGCCGGGCGAGACCCGCGCAGCCATGCGGTTTCAAATGCCCGCCGGTGATTCAACTTCGGTCGACCTGCTCTTGCCCAGCGCCGCCGGCCGAGCTCGCGGACCAGCCTGATCGCCTCGGCGCGCGTCAGTGACGGATAAATAAGGCCCTCATCAAAGGCCTGCTGCACAAACGTCGCATTGCGGGTCGCCAGAACGTAAAGCACCTCATCAGCCAGCGGCAACATCATCGCGTTCCCTGGATCGCAAAGCGCTGCGTGACCAGCTACTTTAAGAATTTTGGACGCGACGAAACGATCAATCCCGAACGCCGAATACATAGAGGCCGCCTCGCCATGCTCCCGATTGTTCCTCAATTCGGCAAAGGCCTGAAAGGTCTGTATGCGCGCCAAATTTTTTTGGCGTAGCAAGCACCAAAGCTCATTCACTGAGCTAAGTTCGTCGTCTGTGAGCGCCGCCATCCTCTTTCGAATCGCGATGATTTCTTCTTTGCGCACTTGATGTCTCCGTTGCGGTCGCCGTCTTAGTGCCCAGAACCGCCCGCCCGATTCTCACGCGAACACGATCCGCCGCCACGGCGCCAGCATCGCGAAGATATCGGCGTCGGTCCCCGCTTCAAGCGACCGGTTCCCGAATCGCGTCTCGATTTCGCCGGCGTCAGTATCGACCTCGCGCAGCCCTGTCATGGTAGGGTCGCGGGCGAGGCCGACGGCGCCAAGCATGGCGGCGCGGATGAGGGCGCCGATGATCGGCTGCGGCAAGGCCGGTCCGAAGTCTGCCGGCGCGCCGCCGGCGGTTTGCGCGGGCGTCAGCCAGCCCGCATCATAATCGACGACAAGCCGATCCCCGGCGCGCCAGCCGCCGAACACGGGGCGGATGGCCCCGCTTGCGCCCTGGACGCGCAGCTCATCGAGATCGAACGGCGCGCCGTCGAGCGTCGCCGCGACGATCGAGACCGGCGCCCGCCCCAGCCGCCAGGACGGGCGGTCGCAATCGAAAGTCACGGTCTCCCGCCAGCGGGCGCGGGCAATGCGCCGCTGCGAGGTTTCGAGGTCCTCCGGCAAATTGATGACCGATTCGACGACGCCCTCGGCGAGGCGGCAGAGGTGATATTTCTGGTCGGCCGTCAGGTCAGCAAGCGGCGGCGCGAGGTCGAGCGTCGCGGGGGTGATGAGATGCAGCGTATAGGGATCATCGATAAGCTTGATATCGGCGAGTTCCATAGGGGCTCCTTTCAGCTGGCGATCGAGAAAACGAGAGGGAGAGACGACGCGCCGCCTTCGGCGACGGCGACCGAATAGGCCATGATGACGGCGACGGCCGGATCGATCTTCGATTCGACGTTTTCCTTGCGCGGAAAGACGTTCCCGGCGGCGTCTTCTTTCGCGGTCACGTTGCCCATGGCCCAGGCGAGCGCCGCGTCGCCGTCATGCGTGATCTTGCGATCATCAATGGCGGCGGCGAGAAGCTTCATGCCTTCGGAGAAGTTCTTCGCCGTCTGGCGAAATTCGAGCGCCGGCGCGCCTTCGTTCATTAGCCGCGCGATGAGCGCGGTCGCGTTCCAAGGATCGAAAGCGAGCTTCGCCACGTCGAAGCGACGCATTAGCGCGCGCACGTCCTCGCCGATGCGGTCATGATCGATCATTGCGCCCGGCGTGACGATGAGGCGGCGCTCCGACAACCAGCCCCGATAGCGCATGCCGTTCGGACCTTTCAGCGCATCCTCGGGCAGATAGTTGCGCGCAAAGACCGCGTGGCCCGCCGGCGAGGGAAAGACCATGCCGATCGAGGCGATATCGCTCTTGCTCGCGAGATCGAGCGCGAGAAAGCAACGCTTGTCGGCAAACGCGTCGGGCGAGAGCGCCGGATCGGCGCAACGGCGCCAGTTTTCCATGTTGAAGAATGCCGCGCGCGACCCGACCCAGCGGTTAAGGTGCTTCGTTTGAAAGATCGCCTGGCGGCGCGGGTTCGCGAGCGCGTCGGCGCGCTCTTGCGCGAGAAACTCGGCCGAGACGGAGACGCCATAATTCGGGTTCGCCTTTTTGATCGCATCCTCGGCGGTCCAGTCGTCGCCTTCATCGAGGCCATAGAGCGCGGCGAAGAGCGCGTCGTCGCGCTCATTCCCTTGGACAACGCGCGCGGCGTCGAGCATCGACTGATAGCAAGGCCCGCCGATGTTGTCGCCGGCTGTCGAAATCATGAGGAGGAGCGGCTCTTCGCGTGCGCCCTGGCCCGTGCGCATCGTTTCGACGAGCTCGTCGGTTTCATGTTCGTGGTATTCGTCGATGATTGCGCATGAAGGCGACGCGCCGTCGCCCGGCTTGCCGATCAACGGTTCGAACCGCGAGCCGTTCTCGATACTGACGATCGACTTTGCGCCGACGTCGAGAGAGAACCGGTCGATAAGGCGCGGCGTTTTCAGGGCCATGGCGCGCGCCGGGCGAAAGACTTCCATTGCCTGCTTTTCGCTGGTCGCGCCGGCGAAGACTTCGGCGCCGTGCTCGCCGTCCGCCGCGAGCATGTAGAGCCCGACGCCGGCGGAAAGGGCGCTCTTGCCGTTCTTGCGGGGCACGAGGATGAGCGCGCGGCGATAGCGCCGGCGGCCCGTCTCCTTCGACACAAAGCCGAAGATCGACGCGACGATCCAGACTTGCCACGACTGCAGCTTGATGAGCTCGCGCCGCGCCGCCCATCCGCCCTTGACGTGCGGCAGGCCTTCGATGAACGCGCACGCCCGCCACGCCCGCGCGGCGTCGAAGCGCCACGGGAATGCATCATCTTTCTCGCGCGCCAGATCGTCGAGCGTGCGCGTCGCGGCGAGGCGGACAAGGCGGCTCGCTGGAATCTCGCCGGCGAGGACGGCCCGCGCATAGGCCTCCATGACGCGCCCGTAGCTCGCGAGATCGATGCTCACGCCGCGCCTTTCCCGCCGGCGAGAACGCTCCAGATGTCGAGTTGCTCCTCGGGCTCGGCGGGGCGCGCGACGCGGCTCCGGTCGGCGGGCGTGCAGCCGATGCGGGTTAGCGTTGAAAGCATGAAGGCGCGCTCCGCCGCCTTCATCGGTTCGCGGTTTCGCAGGCGGACGATGAGCGGGATGAGCATTTCGACGCAAAGCCGGTCGGATCGCGCGAGCACGCCTTCGGGCGCCGTCGCGGCGATTTCTTCCCAGATCGTGCGCTCCTCATCGTCGAAGTAGCCCGGCGGATCGCCAAGACCCGGCTCGACCTTCGGGTCCTCGCGCCGCCGCTGCGGGTTCTTGTCGAAAGCGCCTTTCAATTCGAGCACATTCGACGGCGTTCTAGGCCTGCTCATGATCCGTACACCCTCCTAAAACACCAGTTTCGTGGAAACAAAACTTTCACCCCGGGAGCGGTCCACAGCCCCAGCGCCGAGAGATTTTTTCGCGTGGCCGAAGCCGCCGTCCTCGCGCGCCGTCTTTCGCGAGTGGCAGGGCTTGCAGAGCGGGCGCAGGTTCGCCCATGCGTTCGATCCGCCGGCGGCGAGCGGTGTTCGATGATCGGCCTCGCTCGCGCCCGCGCCGCACCCCTCGCAGCGCGGATGCGCTTTCAGGAAGGCGGCGCGGATCATCCGCCACTTGCGCCCGTAGCCGCGCTTCGACGCGCTCGGCCGGATGGCGTCGGCGCGCGTGAACGCCGGCGCGTTGGCAGTCGGCGGCGCGAAGGTCGGAGGGCGCTTCATGCTGCGATGGTCCCGACAAAGGGAAGGCTATCGTTTGGAGGCGGCACCGCCGCCTCACGTCCCCTCTCCAAAGCCACTTTCAAGCCCGCCGACTGCGCAACGTCTCCCGCCTCGGCGACCAACCTCCAAAGCGCGAGCCCTCGCTCCTTCGCCCCCTCGCTGGCGCGTCGAAGTTTTTCTTTGAGGTCTTCGCGCGAGCCCGCAGGCGCGCCGCCCTCCCGGGGCGGCGCCGCTGGCGGCGATCCTTCTTCTCCTTCGGCCTTCTGAGCCGAAGGCGAAGAAGGCTCCTTAGGAATGTCGCGCCAGCGCGACTGTAGCGGCGTTCCATAGTCGCGCTGGCGCGACTGTATCGGGATTACAGTCGCGCCCTTGCGACTGCCCGCAGGGGCGTTGTCGCGCTCTTGCGACTGCCCGGCTTCTTGCCGTGTATGAACAATTCGCAGAACGCGCCGGACGCGCTTCGCCCCGAATCCCGCCTCCCGAACAACTTCAAGAAGCCCGGCGGCGATCAATTCGGCGAGCGCGCGCGCCGCCTGATCCTTACTGATCCCCCATGCCTCGAAGTCGCGGACGCCCGCCTCGAATGGTACGGCCTCCCGGCGCCCGAACCGGATAGCGATGAACGCCTTCGACGCGATCGGCGAAAGAGCCTTGAGCGCCTCGCACTCGGCGGCCCTGAGATGTGCACAAGCGGGCTCACCCATGGCGCGCCCCCGTGTAGTCGAGCACTTCAAGCGCGACGACGATCGCCTCGCCGAGATCGGCGAGCGGCATGCCGAGCACCCGCTCGGCCGAGAAACGCGCCAGTGAGGACGCCGCGGCGGCCTGATAGAGCCGCGACGCCGACACCGTCAGAACGCGAAACCGCTCTCGTGCCCCAGGCGCTTCGGCAAAGGCCTCTCGCGGATTGACGCCCCGATCGCCAAAGTCGGCGACTGCCTCGAAAAATTCCCCGAGCGCGCGTTGGCTCTTTTCGAGGAAGTCGAACGCGTCTAGGATTTCATCGGTCGTCTTTCCTGAGAGATCGACAGCCGAATTTGCGGGGGTCGCCAT